ATGAAACAGGAAATGACGATTGAGGAACTGAACGAAATGGTGGAGCAGGAACTGGCAACCTTGCGGTCAATAGACATTGGCTGGCTGTTCAATGACCCGGCTGTAGAGAATCAGATCGAGCGCGAGAAGCAAGCCGCATTCATTGAGCACCTCCTGGCATGGAGCGACTAACAACAAAAGCGCCCGGTCGATGCTCAGAACATCGACCGGGCAACATACCACAGAGGTACAGACAAGATGGACATACAGAGCGAACTAAACACCGTAACCGAAGAAATCGTAGCCGCCCGCCTCGAACACATGGCCGCTGAGGAGCAGCGCCTTACGCGCAAGCGAGCGGTTGAAATCATCGAGAGCCGCCTCACCATCGAGCGACTCCGGCACATGGCATCGCCAGAGGCCGGCGGCAACGACACCCAGCGCCGCGCTTATGCCGAGGAGCAAACCGGCCGCGACCGGCTCATACTGAGCGACGCGCAGGACAAGCTAGTGAACTCAGAAATATATGTGATTCAGACGGCCGCCACCCTGCGCATCGCCGAAGACCGCCGCCGCTACCACGAAACCGTCCTGCGGCTCACGGTCAACAGCGCGGTCGAATCGCTCCGCCTCGCCTACGCCGATGATGGCCGGGGCGAGGCGCACTACGACGAAGACGGCAACCGGCTGACGTTCTAAAACGAGACGCCCGCGCCACAGCCGTAAACTGAGACGCGGGCCATACAACCCCTCACAGGAGATTGCATGCAGAGTTTACCAGCGACAGAGAAACAAGTCAACATGAACCCAACAACCCCATCCGAATGGGCCGCCCGCATCGTCACCCGACATCCCACCTTGGCCCAACCCGTCGCCCTCGCCCTCCACCTCGCCGAAACCGGCCACGTCCACACCGACGGCCCACAGGTACAGGTAGAGAGCAGCGACGGCCGCAACACCTATACCCTGCGCTACGTCGAGGCAACCGGCGCGTGGCTCTGCACCTGCCCCGCCTTCCGCTACCGCCCCTACTACGTCGGCCCCGTCGCCTACTGCAAACACACCCTTGCCCGCGCCATCGCCGCCCGCGCCGACAAACACCACCACCTCCGCGTCACCGCCATCCACCGCGAACGCAACCGCCACGCATCGAGCGACGAACCCTGGACAAAAACCCCCGTCGCCTTTTTCACCGACGGCCGCCACGAAACCAGACACGCCATCACCGACGACCAATACGACCAACTCGCCGCCATAGCCACCGACGACGACTACCACGACCACGACTACATCGCCTACAACCAACCCATTCAATGGCACGACGTATTCAGCGAAGACCGAGCCTGACATGATCACCTACAACCCCCAATATACCCACATCGTCCACGCCGCCGAACGCATGGCCCTCAATGGCCTACGCGCCCAACGCACCCTCGCCGACATCCTCGCCGAGGCCCGCCGACGCTGGCGACTCCCCGAACGTCAGGTAGCCGAAACCGTCATCCGCGACATCTACAACACCCATAACGCCCAATAGGAGCACAGCCATGAAAACAACCAGCGTCACCGCACACTACGAACGCAAACTCAACACCGGCGACTACAGCAGCGTAACCCTCGGCGCCTGGGCCACCGTCGAGGTGGAAGAGGGCGACAGCGAGCACGACGCCCTGGCCCACGCCATGAGCCTCTGCCGCGAGCAAGTGCGCGAATCTGCCGCGCCATTCACCAAGCGAGCCGCCATCAACACCAGCGAGCAATTCGCCGGACTCAACGTCAACGGAGCCTAAACGCCATGATCAAGTCACACCAACAACAAATCGACCTACGCCTGCCCCGCATCGGCATCATCCGCAAAGGCGCGCCCAAGCCCCAGAAAGGCCCCGGCCGCGACCTCGACTATTTCCGCCTCGACCGCGCCGATCCCGTCGTCGCCGCCGCCTGGAACGACACCCTCGGCCCCGAACCCAAATCAATCAGCGGCATCCTCCCCTACGCCGACCCCGCCGAAAATCTGTCGATCTGGGACGAACTATGGCAAGGGCCGCGCCTCCTCTGGCGCGGCGACGGCGAACGGCTCCACATCAAACTCGACGGCAACGCCTACGTCCGCTACGCCCCCGGCGAAGGCCCCCCCCAGCCCGCCGCCGCCGGGGAGAAAGTCGGCAAGGGCAAGGTCGCCCGCCTCTCCCGCCTGCGCCTGCTGCTCCCCCAACTCCGCATCGCCGGCATCTTCGAGATCATGTCCTCATCCGCCATCGACGCCGACGAGCTATGGTCAAACCTCATGTGGATACGCTCCACCGTCGCCACCCTACAGGCCGCGCCCGTCACCGTCTTCCGCGCCGCCCGGCAATTCAACGTTCCCCAGGCCGACGGCAAAACGATGGTTGTCACCAAACACATGCTCCACCTCATGCTCGACGGCCGCTACCTCGACGCCCTCCTGCCCACCCAGGGCACACCCGCCCAACTGGCCCCCGTCCAGACCGCCGTCGCCCTGCCGTCCGGCCAGAGCGGACTCCTGTCCGACGACGACGAAGCGCCCGACGAAGGCGAATATGAAGATACCCCGGCCATCGACCCCGTGGCCGCATTTGTAGCCACAGCCGAAACCCTGCCCGGCGTTGAGGCCGTGAACTTCGCCAACGGCCGGCTGACCGCCTGGGTCAACTACGTCACCGCCGACAGCTATGACCCGGCTCATGGCGAATTCCTGACACAGGTGCTCGACCGCTATTGCAGCGCCGTCGCCGACAACGGCCACACCCACACAAAAGCCGACGCTGAAAAAGCCCGCGCTGACTATCAGACCGGCCTGGCCGCATTGAATGACGAGCAAGACGACCTCTTCGGCGCTGAATACGACGCCCGACAGGAGGAAGTGAAAGCGGACTTGGCGACGGCTCAGGGCAAGGCGAATTAGTCCCATTAGACACCCGCCGGGGAGGTGACTAACCCGGCAAGGAGGCTTATTATGACTAATAATTTCAACGACACGCTAGACAGAATCAGACTTTCACTCGAATCAGGCGAGCGCCAATTCGGATATGGCAATGATCATGGCGACCCTCAAGAGGGCGACCGCATATTAGAGTATGCGGCCGCTATTTTCACCCGAACCGCAACCATGAACGCCGTGTTCCAGACCGAGGTGCTGCTAGTCATTGCCAACAGTCTGGAACGAATTGCAAACGCGCTGGAAGATGACGCGGAGCGTGACGGACTGGCTCAATCAGTCGCAATCTGGGGGGCAAAATAGTGAACGAATCAATTACCAACGCCGCGATAGCATTGTTTATCTGTGCCGTCGGCTGCATAGCCGCCGCGTGGTCACTGCGAGGTGACGACCATGAGTAGCATCATCCTGTCCCTGACCGTCCTGCTATGCGGCACGGTCGGATTGCTCGCCCTGCTCGCCCTGCTCTACGGGCTTACTGGTCGCGGCCGACACGCGCGACGTGCCGGATGGCAATGAGGAGTGGCTATGAGCGAGACGACGTTCTATCTGATTGGCATAGCGGTGTTGTGCGCCCTGATATTTTTCAGCGCCGCCAAGACGCTGGGAGAGTTCACCTTCCTCGTGTCCATCACCCTCATCGGCGGCGGGTATGTGGCCGTTCTTGCTCAGGCGTTTTTCGGCATCAGTGCGCTCTGGGCGGCGGTGGTGCTGACCGCGCTCGGCATGATCGTCGGGCGATTGAGCGCCCAGCGCGACATCCCGACGGTCGAATGGAGAGCGCGCGGCTTTCACGCCACGGCAATGGCGTCCGTGTTCACGGCGCTGGCGTTCGTCACGTTCGTCACGTCGCCATTGACGCCCGGCGCGGCCTACCGCTATGTGGCTGTCGCCTACGGCCTGCTGGCCGCATGGAACTGGATAGTAGCGCTGCGCATGGCGGCGCGTGTGATGAACAACTACGACGGACGATCGAAGTAACCTACATCCCGGCGGCCGTCAAACCGCCGGATAGGGCGACGGCAGAGCGTCGTCGCATAGGGCGCATTGTAACAGTTGTGTATTGCGCATGTGCCATCCCCCGGTGATAGCGCCCCGCCGGGGGTAATGGCGAGATAGGAGAATGATATGAAAAACGGAAAGACGATTTTGAGAGAGAATACGAACGGTTTCCCGCCGACCGTCGAGGTCGGCGGCGACGACCGCGCGGTTCATGTCAGTTTCGGCACGATTGTGATTAGCCTGAGCATGGCCGGAGCGTACACCATCGTAGCCACCGCCCGCGCACGCGACCAAAACGACCGCGCATTGCCAATGACCGCGCGGCTCGCAACCGACGCCCGCGCCACGGTTGAATTCAATCTGCCGTTGGAGGCCCCGGCCGCGTAGGTTGGCCCCCTGACCTGAGAGAAAATGACGGCCTCGCACGAACGAGGCCGGGCGGCGAGAACAGACCGCCAAACTATTTTAATTCGGTTTGTAATAAGAGGACAAAAATGAGCATATTCAACCGTAAGCAATCCAGGTACCCTGTCAGCGACGCCCAGGCCAAAGAGCGCATGAGCCGCAACTTAAAAATGCTGGCTTATGCCGTAATTGGCGGCCTGGCCGTCATTACCGGCTTCCACGCCGTCATGATCGTTCTCTCCGAAACGGCCAGCTTCACCTTTCAGGGTCAAACCGGCCTGCTGCTGCTGGTCATGACAATTTTCAGGCTCGGCTTCCCCCTGCTCGTTGAAGCGTCGGCCGTCATTCACACCGTCGGCGCGGTAAACGGCGCGTGGAAAGGCGACCAGAAAACGTGGGGCGGTTTCATTGATGCCGTTTGGCTGCTGTTTGCCGCCGCCAACATGATCACCTTTTTCGCCATAGAGCGCGGTGCGCCTCTGGATGGCTGGCAGATCAATTGGCTGCAATATGGCCTTCCCCTGTCCGGCATCATTGCCGGTGTGCTCGTCACGAAGATGATCCTCAGCGACCCGGCCCACAAGCGGGCCGAGGAGGAATCCGCGGCCGAAGAAGAGCGCGTCGGCACGGAGCACCTTGCCCGGTCGCAGGTCGAAAATTCCGACGCCATGTATGCTGTCCAGATTCGCCGCGCGTGGCGTGATTACGTGAAGAAACTTGAGGCGCAGGGCTACGACGATGATGAAATTGATTTCATGCTCGCTAACGTGCCCGAACTGCACTCAATAAACGGCCCTCAGCGCCGAGAGCCGCGCCCCGGCCTGTTTGACCGTGCCAAAGCCAAAGTCGGACTAGGTGACGGCGTAGGTAATTCTACTTATGACGCACCGCGGCAATCCACGCCGCCCGCGGCCGTACAGGCGGGGCAGGGGGAGCGCCAGCCGGCCCACAACGGCACGACCCCAAACGCATAGGGGCCGAAGAACACCCGGTCGCCGTCGCCGAATTGCGGATGGCGGCGCCCGATTCTTCGGCCCCGGCGATCGCGCCTAAATCTGTAGTGGCATCTGTAGTGGCATCAACCCGGCCTGTAGTGGCATCTGTAGTGGCATCCAGAGAGAAACCGCGCACTGCCACTACAAAACGCGCCCCAACGCCTGTAGTGGCATCTGCGAAGGTCCCGGCCCCCCATGCCACTACAGACCGGCCCGGACTCGTCTGGCGCATCGAGATCAACCGCCGGCCGAAAGCCGATGGAAGCTACAGCTACCACTGGCTCTACCGATTTGGCAGCGGCGACAAGCGCCGCTCAGTCTATGGTGGTACCATTGATCAACTAATCGCCTTCAATCCAACAAGGTGGCAAAAATACCTAGAGGTTACCAATGGCAAGCAAAAGCACAAAAAATGAAATGCCCGCCGACATGTGGCTCCACGTCGCCGCCGACGCCCTCGCCCGCTACGTCGCCGCCGGCGGGTCGTTGGCGATAGCAGACGAGAATAACGACGCCGGCGAGCCGGAGTTGAAGATTCTCATCCCCGTAGCGCTGGATGACGTCCGTCTCCCCGCCTCATTCGTCGCCCTGTTCCCCCAGGTGCAACCTGCGTAACGGGTTGATGTCAATTACCTTTCTTTTCCAGGGTACTCTCTAGGCAAGTCAATTGGCAGCCCAACGCGCATAAACTGCCTGGCAAAGGACTGGGATAAGTGTTCTCGATAAGGAGGCAGCAGGCGCAATCGTCCTCTTGGGGAAGATATATCCTTTAGAAACCCCATAGGCATACTAAACACTCGGCGCAAGTCGACAATCTGATAATCGCACTGGAACTGTTCAATTTCGCACATATTGAGGATGTGGATACCAATGACCCGACCAGCAATCAGGTTCTTCCATCCGTCTTTTCCCCTGATGCCTTTATTTCGTTCTTCTGCCAGGCGGTAGTCAAGTCGCGGGCATAGTAAAACGTGATCGGTATCCTCGTATTTAATCAGATCACAGGATTGCGTCATCAACACCAAGTTATGACGCTCGACCTGAGCCTGATGAACGGGGTTCCCAACAGGAGCGGTAAAATCCCAATGGGTAAGGATCGGTATAGGCACATTATCAAAAAAGTCACCTTGTTCAAAAGGGGTAGTCCGGGTAACAACTTCGTACCATTCGTAAATGGGCATGGTTCTGGTTAATCCAACTCATCGAAGGGGTCAATCTCGACCTCATTACTCCACTGAAAGCGCGGCTCTACAAACTCAACCTTAAGGCGTATAGATTCCACGCTTAGAGGCGCCCGTTGGAGCATCAGGTCAATTAGAACATCCTCATCAGTTTCGACTGGACTGGCTAAGCCGGCTAGATGCTCTCCCGTCCAAAGAGCCATTGACTCGGCGGCACGGGTCGCTTCAATAAAGACTTCTTCCAAATCAGACACCAGGTCATAAAAAGAGAAGTTCGATGTAATCAACTCTTGGGTATGCGCTATCGGACCGGCCCTCTCCACTTCTTCGATCCATCCCACACCAGGGCTGTCCAAACTGCTCCTTGTACTATCAATTAGATGAGACCTCTTCGCCCCATTGTGCTCTGCGGAGTCAGTGCCCCAACCCCATAAACGTTCTAACAAATTCCTCGGTGCCGTCAACGCTGTCATCGCGTATCACCTCCGAAATGCGTTAGGGTATCGTCTCTTACTACCCACCGAAAAGCTCTATATATGATCTCATGGTACTGGTTGCAGCGTGCCATTACCTCTGCCAGGTCAATCGTCCCCTCCTCAAAATAATCGAAATCAAGCAGGAATGTGGGAACAGACTCATTAACTTCGTATCCAAACCGCAAATTCATCTGCGCTGGGGGATCGGCAAAGTTCACGACCCCAATCATTTCGCTTGCACTGTCCCACACCGACCCGCGGAGCATCGCCGTTAATTCCTTTTTAACAAGGTCTAACAATCCTTCTCGTGTAATGGCTTCAGTGTTCTCGGTTGTTAGTCGATTGACGTAACGTAACCCGATGCGTGTCGCATACGCTGGGCGATACGAAGTCACTACTGCTGTATGGACGATCTCCAAAATTTCAAGGAACTTGTTCCAGCCGCGATATTTACTCGTTGAAACAGCGTAGAAATTTGGTGCCAAGGTAGCCTGCATTTCTTTGCCAATATCAGTGAAAACAAAAGAGATTGATTGATTTTCGGCAGAGGGCGGGAGCGGGTTGCCGGGCACAGGCAGTTGAAGCTGAAACACATGCCTCTTCTCGAACTCCGGGAAAATACCGCGGATCAGTTCCTGGAGTTCAACCGGCTCCTCTGTGCTGATCTTTAGTATAGGTGGGAAGCGAACCTGGCATACAACCTCATCAAGCGGCGGGATAGCCAGCGGTACTTCATCCACCTCTGGAAATTTTATGGGCATGGGTCTTGTCTCCTCTGCGCTCATCCTGATTCAGGACTAACAATTATATTATACGCACAAACTGCGGAAACGACGCATTGAAAACGGCCGCCGGGCACAGGAGGGAAAACCCGGCGGCCGTGGCCAACGCCCAAAGGCGAAAAACCCTACTTGAAATTGGCGCTACCTGCTCAAATTCGCCCGTCCTCCTCAATCTCTAATTCGATCTCACCTTCCAATTGCCCTTGCGGCCACAGGTCATGCAACAAATTCGACCCGCCGGCCACAACCAACGCCGTCAGCAACTGGGTCAACCACGCCGCCGGCTCCAGCCCCGCCGCCTCAGCCATTGCCGCGAACAGATCGAGGCCAAAGCCATAGGACAACAGACCACCCATAACGGCCGAAATGTACGGCAGGATAAGCCCGACCTTTTCCGGTTCGCGCCCAGCCGCCTTCACCGCATTCTCAACCAGCGGCCGGATCACAAACTGAATAATCCGCTCCACCACCAGCGCCAGGAAGAACGCCATCGCCAGCACACTCGCCACATCAGCTACAGTCTCAATTCCCATCACGATTTCTCCTTTGCCCCATCGGGCACAACCATAGATTTTCGCCAATACACATCATTCTCGCGCCCCGGCCGCGCCACCGCCGACCGCGCCGCGTCATAAACCCCACACCGGCGCAACACCCGCCGCACCCCGCCGCGGCTCCGGCCCGTCGCCAGCGCGATCCGCCGGATATTCAGCCCCCCGGCATACAGCGCCGTCATCCGCGCCGACTCCTCAGCGCCAATCGCCGGCACGGCCGGGCGACGCAACACCCGGCGTCGAGGTGCGCGCTCCTGCGGGATATACCCCTCACAGCCGGAAAGAAACTTCTGCACCCCGGCCACGCTCCGGCCCGTCGCCGCCGCAATGTCCACCAGCCGCAACCCCTCCTCATACAGAGCCAGAATGTTCTCGCCATCCAGCCCCTCAATCGGCGGTTTATGCATTCTCGCCTCGAAACAGGATATAGGCCGTGTAGGGCGTCTGTTCCCAGTCAATGCCCCCCGGCCCCATCACGATCTCCCCCGGCCGCACGTGCCGCACCTCATGCGACCCGCCCGCCGGAATATCCCGCACGATCACACTCACTTCCACCGGCCGCGTCGGTGGGGGAGGGGGTTCCTCCGGCTCGGCCGCGCCCAGTTCCACGGCCACCATCAACGGCAACCGCGCCGCCGACGTGGCCACAACCCCGGCCACATTGATCGCCCCCATCAGCGCCGCCGCCACGACCGTCGTGGAATCAGCCTCAACCGTCGCCGCGTGCGCCAGCACGACCCCCACGCCCGGAGTAATCCCCTGCGACGGCCCGCGCCGCGCCTGCGCCGCATACAGCACCGTCCCGGCAAACGGCCCCGCCAGTTTCAGCAATTGAGCGGACTCCTGTCCGCCCACCACCGACAACCCGCGCACAACCGGCTCATCCGTCACACAGAGAAACGCCACCAGCCCGGCCACCGGCCTGCTCGTCTCGATGAAAATCGGCCAAGCGGACTTCTGTCCGCCCACGCCCGGCTCCGGCATCGCCCATACGCCCGCCGTATAGCGCCGGTTCGCGCTCGTCGCCGTCGCCGTCGCGATCTCATGCCAGCCCTCGCCCACGCTGATAGCCGCCTCATTCACCGCCGTGCGCACCGTATGCACGAAGAGCAGCAGCGTCCGGCCACTGCCCTCGGAAATGTCGGCCATCAACTCATACCGCGTGCCGTTCGTCGGCACATTGAAAGACTGCACATCATAAATCATCAGAATCCTCCATCCGGCCGCAACTCCTGCGCGGCCGCGCGCAACTCATCGACCATCCCGCGCCGCCGGCAAAAACGCACCAGCTCGCGCGTTCGCGTGGCGATTGTCTCGCCGGCCAGCGCCCCATCCGGCACGCCCAGCCTGAATTCCAGGTCGCGCAGCTCATCGAGATTAAACGCCCGCGCCAACTGGATCGCCAATACCCGGTCGTCACCCACGTGCCCGCCGCGCTCGGCCGCCGTCACGTTAGCCTGCTTCGCCGTCGGCGGCACGGGCGCGGGCGGTATTTCGCCGTCGTAGCCCATGCCCAGCAGCAAGCTCACCAGTTGCCTGCTGTAATCCGCCTGCGCCCGGCTGTAGGTCTTCCAGTCGGTCAATTCGCTGTGCAATTTGTCCATTTCCTGCCTGTCCCGCGCCTGCCGCCGGTCGTATTCATCCATCCGCTCATTCATATCCCGCGCCATACCGTCGATGACCCGCCGCAGATTGTCCACCGCCGTCGGCCCCGTCTGTCGGCCGCGCACATACGCCACGCCGATGACCCCCAGCATCCCGACGACGAATAGCAGCGCCTCAACGACGAGTCGTGTCTCATTGGTCATCGACCTCTCCGAGTAATACCAGTACCATTGCCAGAATCAGCGCCGCGCCCATCGTCCGGTGCGCGGCCCCCAGCAAAATGAACGCGGCGGGCGACATCACCCCCGCGAACGCCAGCCCATAGAACGCAATCCCCGACGCCGCCCACACCCCCGGCGGGAGAAAAAACACCCACCGGCGCGGGTGCTTTTTGACCCCGCGCCACGCTGCCGCCAGCGTCACAACGAACGCGGCGACCGAAGCCCATTGGAGCAGCAGCGTAGCGTCGGCGATCATGGCGTCACACCTGCGCCGTCACCATGAAATACGATTCCAGCACATTACTGCCGATATTGACGCGCACCTCAACCCGGTACACCAGCCCCGCCGTCAAGCCGAGCAGCGGCGACAGAATCACCTCCGACCCGCTGATAATCGGCGCGTTCACCGGCATAACCGCCGTCGTCACGTCGCTGCCCTCGACCTTGACCACAACCACCGGCGATGACGGCAGAGCGGACTCCTGTCCGCCCAACGCCGACCAGTCCACCGAGTACCGGATAGATTCGTCCTCGCCCTGCACCTGAGCGCCTTCGACAACCTCGCGCGTGTTCGTTGCCATGTAAACACCTGCAATATCTTACGGTTCATTGGAGAGCGATGTCCAAATCGCCCGCATTGAATCTAAATATGTTTCCGTTGTTCACCGCCTGCGATGCCGACAGCGCCCCATGCATGAGCAGATTGCCGCCCGTCACCGCGTCAAACAGTCCGACGTGCGTTACCGTCCCCCAGTTGGCCGTCGCCGTGGGAAACGTCACCGTCGCCGTGTTAGCCGTCGCCCCGCCGCTCTCGGCGTCCCAGCCCGACGACGCGCCGGTAGCCACCGCCTGCCGCGCATACGAGCCGCCGCTGACCTCGGTACCGCCGCCCGCGTCGTTGGGCGCGGCCGTATACAGCGCCACGTAGATGTTCGCCGGGCGCGTGTAGTTCGTATTCCTGAACAAATGTGCGATCAGCGCGTTTTCCAGATAGTCCGATAAAGCTGCCATTTTCTAATCTCCTATTCGTGTTCTACTCGAAGCCGTTAAACTAAAATCGCGCGGCCTTGTGCTCAGGGCGAATGACCGCCGCCGCGCCGTCAAAATCATGCGTACCATTACGATGGTCAGTATCGCGTCAAGCGACCCGACCCCTGACAATATGCCCGCCGCTTGCGCGATCACCTGCCCGGTCGGTGTCATCTGCCCGGCCCCTTCCAGCAAGGCCGACATGAGAACGATCACCTGCCCGGTCGCGCTCATCTGCCCGGCTCCTTCCATCTGTACCGCATCCGATACAATCGACTGCCCGGCCGCCGTGAGAGCGCCGCTTGCGGCCAGTTGCGCCGCGCCCTGCCCGATGGTCTGACCGACTGCCATAAGCGCCGCGATGCCCTGAATAGCCGCCGACGCCAGACCCGCAACCTGACCGCTTGCCGACAGCGAGCCGACGCCCGACAACACGGCCGCGCCCTGTCGCGTCACCTGTCCGACCGCACCAAGAGAACCGGCCCCGGCCAGCGCCGCCGACCGGGTGACGATCACCTGGGCGACCGCCGACAGCGACCCGACGCCGGTCATAACAGCCACCCCCGCCGCCGCGTTCGGAACCTCGCCCGTCGCCGAGAGCGACCCGGCCCCGGCCATGCCCACCACACCCAGCGCCACCCGCTGCCCAACGGCCACGAGCGACGCCGCGCCACTCAGCACCGCCGACGCCTCAAGCGCCATCGTCCCGCTTGCCGACAGCGAGCCGACACCACTCAGCACCGCCGCGCCCTGTCGCGTCACCTGACCGGCCGCGCCCAGAGAACCGGCCCCGGCCAGCGTAACAGCCGCCTGCCGCGTCGTTTGCGCCGAGGATGACAAACTACCCACACCGGCCAATTGAGCCGCGCCCTGCGCAATCCGCTGCCCACTGGCGGCCAGCGTAGCCGCGCCCGACAGCACGCCCGCACCCGACGTAATCCGTTGCCCAACGGCCGACAGCGTGCCGACCCCGCCCGCAGCCACGACGCCCAGCGCAATCCGCTGCCCTACACTCGCCAGCGAACCCGCGCCACTCAACACGGCCGCGCCATTCAGTGCAGGCGGCTCATACGTGACCGTCAGCTTCGCCGCCTGCGCCGAGTTGCCTTCGTACGAGCGAATACGCATAGACGACGACGAGCTATTGCCGAAAATAACGAGAATTGCGTAACCGGATGTCCACGAACCGTCGTCAGCGATTGACTGCAGGACAGTTGTCAAATCCGGCGACGTTTTCCAGCCCGTGCCGAGAGTGGTAGCTGTCCAGTTGACCGTCACCGGCGGCGTGCCCAGAAAGTCGCTAATCTCGTTGCTTGTCCCCGCCCAACTGCCTGACTCCGCTATCCGGCCCGAAATGCCCACATCAGGATCGTCATATGACCCGGATGTGTAGTACAAATCCAGCGACGCGGCGGTTATGATATTGCCCTTTATGGCTCCGAGACCGCTGAATTTCAGGGCAATGTATTGATTCACCCCGTTGGCGTTCAACGCCCCGCCGGATACATCGACCGTGCCCGTGCCGCTCGACTGAGCCGCGTCGTGGCCGCCCGTGCTCACCTGCGACGTTAGCGACGCCATTACAACCCCGCCCCCCGCCGTGCAACCAACGTCACCAGCGTCGGCACCGGCTCATCCGGCGCAATATCAATCTCCCCGCTGTCGGCATCGTAGTTCGTTTCTCCAATCCGAAACGTCCGTATCCGGTCAATCCCCGACGCCAGTGTTGGCGGCAGATTCCGCATCGTCACCGTATCCCCGGCCCGCATCGCCCACAGCGGCCATTGCCCGCCCGCCGTGTCGAACACCCGGTCAAATTCAATCCGCGACCGCGCCTGCATATCGGCCCGGTCGCGCAGCCACACATCCCGATGCGTTTCGGCCTCGCTTGCGCTCGTCGTCTGCACGCCCACCGCGCCGCGTCGGGTAATTCCATACCGCGCCCAGCTTGCCGGATCATTGACCGTCGCCGTTCGCATCGTCGCCCCGTCGCCGGCGCGATAGACCGCATAGGCGCTGTTACGCACCTTCTCCAAACTGCGTTGCAATTCAGGCACGCCGCTCGTATCCACATACCAGTCGCGGCCCGCCGACCCGCGCCGCCGAAAATGCAGCACCCGGCCCTCGTAGACCCCCCACTCATACCCGTGCAACAATGCCAGCCGATCCAGAATATCGGCCGGGTACGCATCCTCGTAAATCTCATCCCGCAGGTCAAGCGCCGTCTCTGCAATCAGCGCGTCCGACGCCGCCAATTGCGCCGGGTTAATCCCGCTGACATACGCCCGCAGCCCTGCGGCGATGTCCGACGCATAAATCGAACCCGACGCCGACTTAATCCGCACGGCCGTCAGCCGCGCGTAATTCACGCCCGTCTCGGCCGTGATGGTGCTGTTGCTGCCGCTGTCATTCGAGATCGAGAAGATAATCCGTTGCCGCGCCGTCGTAGAAAGCGCCCACGTCCCGGTCTGCAACGAGCCGGTTCCCGTTATCGTGGCCTCGACCGTTATGCCGCTGAAATCGAAATTGCACGACAGCAACCGCGCCTTCCAGCCCGACGGCAATAGGATGCTGTAATCGGCCGAGAAGTGGACAATATTCCGCGCACCGCCATGAGGCGCGGCAAGCGTCAGTTCGCCGACGTTGCCGAAGCCTGTGGCGTAAGTCTCATCCTTTCGCGGGGCGATGTAGAGCCGGTTATTATTGTCCATCTCATACTGCGCCGGCCGCGCCGCCGATCTATCCTGCTCCGTCACCGCCCGCCAATCGCTCGTGCTCGACTTCGACCACAGTGCCGTATACGGCACGTCCAACATCGCCCGCGCATACCCCAGCGCCGTCAGGCTCAAGCCGCCCTCAACGATGGCAATGTCCTCAAGCCGCCCCTCCCACGCCGCGCCCGTCGCCCCATCCGAGACAACCACATGCGGCGTTCCCGGCCACTCGTAAGCCTCAAACGCCTCATTGACCGGCATCGGCACAAGCGCAACCCGGCACGCCGAAAAGCCCCGTTTGTTGGTCGAGAAGCGAACGCCACGCGCCCGGCCGCCGTAGTCGGCCAGCAACCTGCCGCTTATCGAAGACGTGTAAATCTGTAGCGACAACATGATTATTCCAGAGTCAGATACCCGTTTGTCCGCGTAATCCGAAATGCCAACGACTGCACGCTGCCGCCGTTATTGGTCAATCGCCATTTGCTGCCGTCAGTCGCCAGCAGGCAAGCGGCAACCGTCCCGGCCGTTGCGAAAATCGTCGCGTCACCGCGATAGTTCAGCGTGAACTCATCAACGGTGTCAAACACAACCAACGGCGTTAATTCGGCGTTTAGCTGATGATCGATGATCAAATCGCCGGGATACGTAGGAAACGACTGGTTGTTCGTGAGAGCGATGGCCCGGCTGGTATCTGGATTGTCCAGCGCAAGCAGCACAACGCTGTCAATGTCCAGCGTGCCGTCATTGGTGTCCGACGCCCCCCATAGTTCGATCGACTTCAGCGGATATTTTGTTGTCACGGAACCGACATAAAGCCACTGAGGGAAGGTGCTGGTGGGTGGGATAGCCAGACGCGGGAACTGAATAAACCGGCCACCGTTATAATATTCTCGCGCTTCGGGCTGTAGATAAAATGTGTTGGTCGCTGAATTATTTCGGCAATTAACAAACAACCCCCAGCGCCGCGCGAAGTTCAGGTCAACCAGCGCCGCAACATTCACGCGCCCCAGGTCCATAAATCCCAGCGGCCCACCCGATGTATCCGGCGTGAAACGTTTAACATTGCCCGACATCGCGAAGTTTGCCGCGTCGCTCACCGTCGCCGTGTCGGCCGTATCGGTGAATGACTCGGAGTCGATGACAACGATCTGCTTGTCAAACCACGCGGTCAAAATGAAGCCGTTTACCCCCCTGTTCGACTGAGGAACGGAAATGTTTAATAGCTCAATTTTCAGCGGAGCAATGTCGCCGCGCGGTATAAACCCCGTCGCCGTTAATGTGGCCGGATTAGCCCCCGTCGGCGTCGTCTTGGTTTCCGAATCGCCCAGCCACAATGCGCTACGCCTGAATCGCAGAATCACCGGATCGAGCGCCCCCATCGCCGCCGCGTCTCCATAGCGAGGCGGGAGTTCAATCATCGCCTCGCCCGGCGACGCGGGGCCAAGAATAACCGCCGATAGCTCCGGGCTGGTCGCCGTCATCTTGACCACCAGCTTTACCGGTGCAACGCGCTCGCCACGGCTCCAGCGTTCCGCTTGGTCCATCAATGAAAAAAGCCTCGACAGATTTTGCGCGGGTGTACTCGGAGTCGGGCTGGGCGTCGCCCCGATAAACAGCGTCATTTCCTCAACGACCTCGCCATACGGCCCGCGCCCGCCTAGTTCTCCCACGCGCCGCGTCGCCACGGCCGGTGCCCAACTCGTCACCCGATACGCAGGATTATTAATGAAGTCAATCCCCGCGCCGCCGGTGTCCCGATCTATTTTCAGTGTTACCGCCATTAGTACCCCGTCCTCATGCGCACGTCGGCCCGGCCGCCATACTCGCGCATCACATCTTCAATCATTCGCCGCAAGTCGGTATCTACCCCACGCGCCGCGCCGCGAGCGTCGATGTTGACCGTCACATTGTGCGTGCCGCCGCCGGTCGCCACAGGCCGCATTGCCGCCGCGCCCGTGGCCCCAACCGCGCCCAGCCCCACATCGAAGCCGCCTGCCAGTTGCCCGCCAATCCTGTCCATCTCGGCTCCGAATGCTTTCCATGCCGTATGAATCGGCAGAGGCGAGCCGGGCAACGCCCACGCCGGCAAGTCAGGCAGATTGATCTGAAAATCGAAAACCTTACCCTTGATCCAGTCCCAGAACCCTTGCACCGCGCCGACAAATCCTTCCCACGCCTGCTTAACCGGCGTGATGGCCGCGCTAATCCCGCCCATTACGCCCTCGAAGATGCCCTGCAACGGGCGCAAGGCGTTGGGCAATGTCACCTGCACCCACTCCTTGAGCGCTTCCCAAATCGGCCGGATCACATTCCAGGCATTGGCCACGGCCGTCTGAATGGCCGGCCACACTTCATTGGCCCATTTTTGATGCAGGAACTCGATCCACGGCACGATATTGTCATTAATCCAGCGGCCCAGTTCCTCGAAAATGGCCTTGATGATCGTCCATACATTCTGCGTCACTGTCTGAATCACCGGCCACACGTCAACCGTCCACTTCTGCCACAACATCTGCAACGTCGGTATCAGCGAACCCGTCACGAATGTCACAATGGCCGTGAAAATCTGCTGGATAATGGGCCACACGACGGCGATCGCGTTCTGAATGGCGGGCCACACCGTATCCACCCACATCGACCGCAGGAACTCCAAGGCGACAGGGATGTTGACCTCAAGCCAGTCTTTAATCGCTTGAATCACCGGCTGAATCGTCGCCCAGACCGCCGCCGTCTTCTCCTGAATCCCGCCCCAGTTGTTTTCCCACGCGTTGCGGAGCAGAGCGACCACGGCGATGACGGCCGCAATGGTGAGCAGGATAGGAGCCATTGCGGTAATGAGGCTCCAGATAATCGGCAGGACAATCGCGGCGATGCCGACCGCCGCCGCAATCAATACATCCTTCCATGATACGAATTGGCCGATAGCCTCAAGCACCGGCGTAATCAGTGTCACCACGCTATCTCTCAAATCGTAGAATTTCATCATGAGGCCGGGCAACACGTTGTCACGAAAATCAATTAATCCGGCCAGCATCTCAGGCGGCAAAATACCCGACATGGCGTCGATGAACGCATCCAGCGGCGACATGCCCGATTCCAGATTCCCGACAAAAGCCAGAATCACGCCGCTGATTTTCGACAAAACGCCGACAAACGCATCGACCTTTTCCATGAGCGGCGGGATGATGCGCTGAGTCAGAGCCGAAAATTTATTCATGAGCGGCGTAATCGCCGGTAGCAATTTCGCCCCGATCTCATCCTTCACGTTTTGCAGCGTGACCTGAAACGCTTTGAACGGGTCAGACATGCCGTCCATGCCTTCGGTGTTCGCGGCTAGTTTCTCCATCACCTGATTCATGAGCGCCGTCTGCTGCTCGGCTTTTGTCAATTCATCGGCCGACTTGCCGACCGACTTGGCGTATATCTCATTGGCCTCGGTCAAGTTCACCTGAATGCCCAGGTTGTCGAGAATCATCGGCGACAGCCGACCGACGCCCTTGACGAGGCTGTCGAGCATGAAGCCCATATCTTGCCCGGTCGCCGCCGACACTTTCGACAGATAGCCCATTGCGTCGGGCAACACCTCGGCGAAATCGTTACCGACCAGAGCCGCCGCCGTGTTGAACGAACGCATTAATTCGGTATTGGTAATCAGCCCGCCGCTGGAATCCTGTAGCGCGGCTATCATTCCGGCGCTGCCGCCTTCCATTGTGGACGTTAGCTCGCCGAACGCCGAGGTCAGGCCGGGAAGCGCCGCCGCGTCCTGAGCCAGCCCGACAACCGCCGCGCCCAGTCCGACAACCGCGCCGGTCGCTATACCCAGCCCGCCCAAGGCCACCGCGCCGACCGACCGCAGCGAGCCGCCGATCCCCTTCAGGACGCCGCTGGCCTTATCCTCGGCCGTTACGATGATCTCGACTAAATTCTTTGCCATTACGATTTTTTGTGTTTGCTACCGTCGCGTTGGCCGCGTGCTATTTCACTCTGATAGACCGACCGGCGCAAGAACCACAGCACCCGGCCCGGCGGCGATTCCCCCGTGATCTCCCACGGCGGGCACCCCCACTCTTCGGCCGCTTGCAAGACGCCCGTCCAGAGGGGCAATGAGGCGGGCACGTTGGGGAGAAGGGCGGCGTTGTAAATCTGCCGCCTTACTCGTTTGGGACGGATGCCTCCTGCATCTGCGCGGCCAACTGCTCAACGGTTGTCATTAATTGCGACACCTTCAACCGGCGCACGCTTGCCATCGCCGCCGCCGTGTCCAGATAGTGACCATTCTCATCGACCGCAAAAAACGCCAGGAATTCGCCGGCGGTTTTGTTGCTCATGCTCTCGCTGGATACATCCATCAACAAGCCGAATTCCATTTCTTCGATACGCTCCGGCGTCACGTGAAAGCGCACAGGTGTTTCGTCTGCCATAAATCCTCCTACGGAATCGAAACCAACTCATTCACCAGCGTAATCGCCAGCGACTTACCCGCCGTCGAATCGTAGCCGATGGCCCCCTCGACCTTGACGATGCTGTTGCCCTCGTCCGCGTCCAGCGCGTCGAAGGTCGTGTACCGGCACGCCATATCGATGATCATCATCTTCGTGGTGTAGAGCGTCCCCGGCGTCGTGTTCGTGCTGCCGGGAATCGACAGCCGAATCAAACGCGGCGCGTTGTTGCGCCAATGCGTCTTCTCGGCCACCGCCGCCGCGTCATGCTCATACGTCGCGCTAAACGTCGCACCGAATGAATCAATGTCGAAATAGTGAAAATCGAAATACAACTGGCCCTTATCGACCACCCACTTGCCGCGCCAGCCCGTATCGACCTTTAATTCCCACGACAGCAGCATCCCCGTTACCGGCGTCGCTCCCAGCGTGCCGCCGATGGCGTCGATGAAAAACGACCCCCGGCCGGTGATGATCTCCTCAACGGCCGGCACGGTCAGCGCCGGGGTGAACGTCGTGTTCGTCACCTGCCGACCGATCCAGTTGGCGCTCATCATGACCGGCTGCCCGCGCTCACCGCTCAGGGTGAACGATTCAACGAACGAATACTCCATCTCCTCGGCCTGCTGATTGTCGCCGGTTTCAATGGTGTACGTCTTGATCGCATTGACCGCCTGGTGTCCCATGGCGTAATTGTAGATTTTCCCGCTGCCCGCGCCGTCGGCCGCGCCCGTGCCGACCGCCTTGATACCGGCTTCGAGAATGTGACACAACTGCTGAAACGTCGCCGCCGTCGCCGCCATATCCAGCGCGCCGCCGACCTTGCTCAGATACGCCCGGTTGCTCTTGACCGCCATGCCGATCTGCTCGTCAACGGCCTCAACTTCGCGCGTGTCGTGCAGGTTCCCGCCCACACCACGCCAGATAGTGGAAGCGGCAACCGCAGTCCCAAAAACCGATTCCTTTCCGAGTTGGATTTTCTGCGCCCATTTCTGACCCATCATTCACCGTCCTTATCGGCCTTTTTCCCGGCCGTCGGCTTATCCTCAACGTAGAGGCCGCTGGCAATGAGCGCCTTCGCCCCGCCGTGGCCCTCCACTTCCTCAGCAGTCAAGTCCCGCGCCGGAACTCCCGGCACAAAACCCGCGCCGACATATTTCAACGTCATAGCACCCTCTGAATCTTCACCTCACCCAGGTCAATAAGCGCGCCGAAATACCACACATCGCCCCACTGCACCGGGCCATAGGTGTACGTAATTTGCTCAATATTGTGGACCGTACCGATCGGCGACGTTTTCAGATACCCGAACACCGCGTCTATCACCGGCTCGATCTGCGGCAATATCCGCTGATTCGCCACGGCGATATTGCCCATCGCCGTCAGCAGGCCGACACGAACTTCATGGTGATACGTCGCCAGCTCAGGCGGCCCAATGACCGCCCGCCCGCCGGTCAGCCACACCACCGCCGCCGGGTGGCTCGCCAGTTGCGACGGCGGGTCATCCGGCACGAACTGGATACCCGGCAAACCGCGCACAATGCCGATCACCCCATCGATGAATGTCTCAATGGTTGGATTAGACATAGCGCCGGTCTACTCCATCCAGCATTGCCAGCACGTCGGCATCGGCGTTGATCCGCGCCTGCACGATCGTCACGCCCAGCCCCGGCGTACCGGCCACGCCGAAGATAGCGTCCTTGCGCATCCACAGCCGGTGCGCTATCAGCAAGCAAGCCTGTTGAATCGACGCGGGCGGTTCCAGCGAATAGCCGAACATGCCCGTCACCTCGATAGCGCTATCGCCCGTCGGGAACGTTCGCCCGCTGTTTGCACGCCGCCGAATCTGCCGGTAAGGGCGGTTCCTCATAGCCGCGTTCGCCGGCTCCAGAATGAAGTCGGAATCAAACCACGTGGTTTCATACACACCATCGCCGTCTTCATCCGTCGAGAGCATCGTCAGCGACACCAGATCATCGATGTACAGCAAATCCGGCCACCGCGCCGTATAGACGCGCGACTCGGCCACCGCCCGAAAGCGCGTGTCCATCCGCTCGTCAATCCAGCGCGTCGCCGCCGCCAATGCCGTGTTCATGTTGCCGACATTGGCGGCCTGCCACGAAACATCGCCGGACGCATCAATGTGCGCCTGCAGCTCCGCAAGAGTTGCGTAGGTATTGCTCATCTCAACGTCCGGCGGCCACTAGCCGACAATCTCATCAACCGATGCCAGGTCAGACCCCGACGCCGGGCCATAATCCGGGTTGAACCCCAGAATAGCCGCGCCCGCGATCGTTGCCGCAACCGCCGTCGTTACCGACAGCGCCACGTAGCGATATCCTTCGGTCAGTTCGTCGCCGCGCAGGTTAATCAAAACCTGCTTGTTGCTATCGGTGCCCGCGGCGGTCAGTTCCGTCACCGCCTTGCCGGTGATGTCGGCCGGATTCGACCCGTCCGACGCCTTCGATTGCACCAACTTGGCGTTAAACGTGCCGTTGGTCGTCATCGCGCCCAGCAGGATGATCGCCAGAAGTTGCTCGAATTTCGAGGCGTCCACCCAATCGCTTACATAGGTATTGGCCGTCAACGACGCCGGGTCAATTGTGGCGACCACAGCCGCCCGCTCACTTGGTTTACTTGCCATGTTGAAACTCTCCTATCGGGATCAACCCAGACTAGTCTGCGTGATAGACAAACGGCCCAACCGTATAGCTGCCCGTCGGGTCAGCCAGCGTAATCGGCGACTTCAGCCACGGCTTACCGTCGTTGCGGCTCGTAAAGCGCCATGTCCCCTTGTCGCTGGTAAACGCCGCGTGCTCAGAGAATGCAATGCTCAGCGCTTCCCGCTCAAACATCACGTAAGCGCCCAGATCGGCCAACAGCATGTCGCTCGACTTCCATTGCGGCATGTGCTCCGAGAACAGAATCGGATAGCCCAGCAGCGTGTTCGGCTGACCGGCGGCCAGATTCCCGGCCCAGACAACCGGCGACCCTGCGGCCACGGCCAGCGTGCCAATCTGCGGAATCAGCGACGGGTGCGCAATCCACACCGGCGACCCGCCGCTCACGGCCTTGAACCGCGCCCACATCGCCAGCACGTCGGCATAAGCAAACACGTCGTTCGTCACAGTCGTCACGCCAATCGTGCACGGCGCGTTAAAAATGCCCAACGGCTCGCCCGCGCCCGTCCCTCTCAGGATGTTGCGCTCGTTCTTCGAGCCGATAGCGATGCCGAACAGCGACCGAAGCAGCGCCTCGATCGACTGTGGCGAATCGGCGATCAACTCATTCGACACCTCAACGTAGCCGCCAACCTTGTGAATGCGATATTCCAGATTGGTGAACTTCGGCTCGGTCTCGTCCAGAACGGCGGTCTCGGCCTTCGTCTTCGCCTTCACCCCGCCGGCCGCTGCGGTCTCGCCGCTGCCCGCCGTCGGCGCAACGAACGTATCCAATGCCGGATATTCGCCCGCGTCCGTATTCACCGGCTGTTTGCGAACCCGCGCGTAAATCGGCGATTGCTCGGCCGTCACGCGCAACAATTCATTGTGAAACTCCGACGGCACCAGATAGCCGCCGGTCACGCCCGAACCCTCGGCCATGTCCTTCGTCGCGCCATAGACGACGCCCAGGCGCTTGGTGTCCCCGCGCTTGATAGCCAGCAGGTAGTCACCAAAGCTCTTGTGCGCCGGGTCAGCCGCGCCGCCGTCATCGGTCGTGTAACCGGCCGACTTGAGCGCGGGCGACTTTTCCATCAATTCGATCATCTGATTAACCCGCTCCGACAGCGCCTTGATCTCGGCGTCGCGCGGGTCGGTCACATTTTCACCGCTCATTTCTTCACTCTCCATGTCCGCAATTTCTATCGTCGCCTTGCCCTCTCCCTCAACCGCGTCATCCGTCGCGGCTGCAAGGTCAATCCTCTCTGATTGACCTGTGGTCGCCTGTGGGATTACCGCCTCTAGCTCAGGATTTGACTCAACGACATGTTTCAACCGCCGCACGCTGCCGACCGTCCGAGGCTCGGCCGGGGTCAACGTGATTGACTCCTCGACAATCGGCCAGCGCGTGATCGTCTTGCCCTCACGCCGGGCCAGATGCCCAATCGTGCCGCTCGACAACCCCGCCTTGCCCGTCGCCAGCATCGACTCAACGATGCGCCAATATCTGTTTGACTTCTCAACCTGTAGCCGCATATACAGCCCGGTATCATCCGGCATCACCTCGATAACCCGGCCCACCGGCTCGTCGATGCCCATCAGCTTCACCCGCTTGCCGTCGGCCATGACATACGTATCCTCGCTGTGGTCGATGAAGGCCAGCTTCTCAGGCACTAGGTCAAGCATGAAATCCGTCTCGGCCGTAAACGTCTCGCCGTCGAGATCAGCGCCGCCATAGACGACGCCATACCCGCCGATGATCGCGTGGTCGTCCGTCTCGCTCAAGATTTTCAGTTCGTGCATAATTCACCAGACAACAAAAAACCGGGCGCGAAAGAGACCTGTATCTCTCTCGCGCCCGGTGGACTAACTACGTTAGTTTTGCCAGGGGGCACTAACCAATACGCTGCTGCAATCTTACATCATTTGTCGCGCCGTTGTCAACTTGGCGGAATGGAATCGTCTGTCCAAAGCGTTTCATCCGCCGTCGCAAATAACGGTGCTTGCGACGGCCACCAATTTGCCATATCCCACGACTTGATTTTACGGCCGGTGGCGCCCTCCCATAACGCTATCCAATGCAAGGCGTTTTCACCCGGCGAGAAGGATTTCCATTCACAATTGGTGTATGCATCCATGAGTTCCGGGCCGCCGAGGCCATCGGCACTGATGCAATCAGACACCAGAGGTGTCAAAAAAACACGATCCCCCGCGACGACTTGCGATGACCATGCAACAATCGGAACCACATATGCATCATCTTGGGGCCAAATAATAACTACGTAGCTACCCGGTTGCGCCGGAAAAACAGTAATATCCATTTTAATCTCCTAATGCGGCCGCTTTCGCGCTGGAATCGACGGCGGCAAATTCAACATATCCTCGATCTTCCGCAACTCCGTAATCAGCGCCCGCCGCCGTTCACGCAAATAATCCAGCAGCGACGCCGGAAGCGGCTCATCCGCAATCAGCGCCGTCGGGCGACGGGAGTCGCCTTCATCCGTTCGTTCATCGGTAAAATAGATAACCCTCGGTTCGCTCATTGCGTCAAATCCCGTACCTCGTCATCGAAAAACCCGACAACCTTGCGCTGCTCTTTCTCTACCACCTGCTCGTCGGTCAGCCAACCGTCACGCGCGTGAAACGCCGCCTGCTTCTCAGCGCTCTGCACATACGGCCCGTAGCTCGCATTATTCCCCACCACGCCCCGGCGACCGTCGCCGTCAACCTCATGCGACCAGCGCCGCCCAAGCGTCTCCGAAGTCGGCCACGCCATGCCCGTCCGCGATCTCGTCCCGAACCCACGCTCATACCAGCTATACCCATTCCCCGGACTATTCGCCGCCGTCGCCGGTGGATACTTGGCTATCTTGTCATGCAGATGCGCCACCGCCTTCATCATCGGCCGCTTGAGCGCCCCGCGCCCGCCGACCTTTTCCAGCTTCTCGATCGCCTTGTCCAGCCCGCGTATTTTTACAGCCATCACGCCCCATTTTCATCCAGCCAATACGGCCGCACTTCATCGGCCCGCTCGTTACCCTCCTCATCGACAACAAACACATCGCGCATATCGTCACCGGCCTGGATAGCGACGAATCGCTCAGCCTGTTCACGATCGTAACCCAACTTTGCCATGATCAACTTAATAGCCGCCTCGCGGTCAGTTCGCGCCAGTTCATTAAAATCTGTCATCGCAACCACCCTAATCCCTTAAAAATCCCGTCGATAGCCTCGGCTATCGGCAAGAAATCGGTGTCATCCCAATGTTGCCCGCTATAAATCCTGTGCGCACGCGCTACTTGAATGCTTTCAATCAGTAGCTCGTCACCGGATCGCAATGCAATGTATTGCGCATACGATCTGGACCATAGCTCTCTCGCGTCCAGCAAATAATCAAGGTGTCCCACATCTGGATAGATAGAAAGCTGTGGAAAGTCCCCCGGATAGTCTTTGGGGTTAAGTCGCATATCCCGCAGCAGATTGACCGCCTTGCTTCTCTCAGCCGCCGCCCTCCACACGGCAAGCTCCCCGGACTCGGAGCTAAAGCCGCTTCCCGGCAACCCGGCGTGATCAAGATAGTGACCCACCTCATGCACCAGCGCATACATACCGTTCCTTGTAGACGCCTCCTCTGATATTACAATCCCCACCCCGCGCGAACCAGCCGAACGATACCGGCCATCAACGAAATCGGGAAGACGGCCCGCGGCAATTGGCAACTCCGGCAAATTCCTGGCTCCGTGAACCCGATCAATGGCTACCAGGCCCCGGTCAAGAGCCTCCCCGATGCGACCCCGTTCCGTAATGCGGAGTTGGCGACTAACAGGTATACCGGCCGGCCGCAACAGGCTGGAATCATCCACCACCACCGGCGTTATCCAGCAACGACAACGCGGATGCGCCGGGGGATTGCCGATACCGCCATCAAACGGTGCGTCCAGCGCCACCACCTTACCCGCCAGCGGGCCGCACACCGGACAGACCAGTTCGTCGTTGTTCGTGTTCCAGCGCCGCTTTTGGATAACCCCACTCGCACGCCACGACACCATATTGCCTTCAGCAAATGCCCGCGTCACCTCCGTCACGGCGATCATCCGCGCCCGCTCGGCCGAAAAGCCCGACGCCGCCCGAATCCGCCCCGTCAACTGGCCGATAGTCTCACTATTACGCACATACTCAGCCACCTCAGCCTGTAGCGCGTCCCGCGTCGTCTGCACCAAACCCCGCGCCAACTCATAGCCGTAGCTCATCGCCCACTGCGCCGCCGCATTATTCGCCAATTCCCACACGCCGACTTCGACCGCCTTGCGAACGCCAAAGACATGAGCTTCCACCTGCTCCCGTCCGAACTCCGACCCCGCCACAGCCACCCGCCGCAACTGGCCTACAACCGCATCCTGAAACGGCCGCGTCACCCCCTCATCATCCAGCCGCGCCGTCAACTGCCCCACATTGCCGTCATTCAACCCGCGCACCAGCTCGAGCCGCAGCGCACTCAACGCCCGCTCCACCCCCGCCTGAAACTCACGTTCCATCCGCCTCATCGCCCGGCCGTCCGGGTTAAGACTACGGATAACCTTGCCAGTCGTGGGCGCCGGAAGATGACGCTCGAAAGGGGGCATCGTCGCTATCAGCGCCCCCCAGGATGGCAAGCTTATCGGCCCGACTCAATACCATGCTCTCGAATTGGTCAGGATCAGGCGTCGCCCGCCGTTTCGCCCAGCGCACGAACCGGCGCGTCTCTTCAATCCGCTCTGTGTCATCAGGCACATTCCCGGCCGGTTGAGGTTGGCCGGTAAACGGAAGTAGCTGAGGAGGCGTCGAGCGAGAGGACTCGCTATCGCGCAACTCAATCCCGTCCGGCAAATCATACCCCAGCACGGCCAACGCCATTTCCAGCCCCATACCCGCCTGCACCAATTGATTCAGACTCGCCGCCCGCGCCGCCTCATCCTCCTGCATCACCGGCAACTCATCCGGCTTGAACTCCAGCCGCAACCCCATCGGCCCCAGCAGTTGCCGATTGATGACCGTCGCCAGCCAACGACACTCCGGCGCGATCGTATCCTGAATAAACGCCCGCGCGTCCTGATTCGCCGTCGCAAAATTAGCCGCGTTCGCCGTCACCTTCGACTGCGGCACACCCAGCGCCGTGCATATCGATTCCCGCTGCTCGGCCGTCAGCGCCGTGTTTTGCAGATCTTTCAACCCCTCACCGACGACGACCGGCTTCACCTCCCCACGCAAAACCTCGGTATTGAAACTGTGCTTTAGCCCCATCACCGACCGCTGCCACCATTCCCTCACCCGGCTGCGTTCGGTTTCCGTCACCGTCGCGTTCTCGTAAGTCAGCAACGTCGCCTTGACCATACCCCGGTCAAAATAACCTGTTAAAAACACGTCCAGCGACCGCAATACCCCCGCCGCGTTGAGCGCCGCCTTGCCCGGATAATGCTCCGCCGGGCCCAGCTCGACGAATGGATCAGGCAACCAGAAATACACCATATCATCGACAGCGAACGGGGTATCATTGCCGTCAATCGCGCGAGTGAAGCCATGCAACCCGTCACGGTCGATGCGCGGCCTCACACTATCCGGCCGCAGCCAGCGCACATTGAGCGTCCGCATGATATTGCGCTCGCGGAACCAGTACGCCCGCCCGGTCAACGCCACGGCCGCCTCAGTACGGTAGAGCAGACCGATCAGGTCATCCAACCAGCCAAACTGCTCCGGCGCGACATCCTCCTGCGTCATAACCACCGCAGAGGCATCTCCCGATGCCCCGACGCGCTTGATCTCCCACGGCATATTAGCCACCGCCCCGGCTCGAATATCGATGCAGCGGTAAAGCCACGAAACAACTGCATACAGTTTCGCTGCCTCGCCCTGCCCGCCTCCCTCGCCCGCGATGACTCGCCACGCCTCCTCCGGCAAATCCTCCAGCCGCACAGACTTGCCACCCGTAAACAATTCCGCTTTTCCTTTGCTCATGACTACCTCACAAAAATAACGAGACAGCGGCCCCCTCCATCAGGAGAGTCGCGCCCCACACCATTGCATCTAGCCTATCCGGGCTGTCGCTTTCGCCCGGCACATAGGAACAAAGCTGCTCCTCCAAATCCGAGTAATACCCCACCATGTGAGCGCGGCCCTGCTCCCATAGAGCGCACACAGGTTCGGCCCGCGTGTATTTACCCCGCGTCGCCCGAACCGTCTGATAGTTCACGACCTTTCCGCCGGGCACGGTACGGATCACCCGCTCCACCATATCGCCGCCGTTATTGATTTCAGCAACGAGCGTGTCAGCGCCCCATTTGTGATAAGCGCCCACGGCCGCGCTCGCCCATACATCCGGCTTGGCCCCCTCTTCGGTCGTCACATCGTCCAGTACATACACATGATCCTGATCATCAATCCTGCCCACCCCCGCAACGATAATGCCCGCCTGCCCCGTCGTGGCCGGCGGGTCGATTGCCACGATAATTCGGTACAAATCCGGCGTCTGCGTCACTCGCGACGTTTCCAGCAACGCGCGATTCCACAACGCGCGCGGGTCGTCATCCAGAATTTGACCATGCAACTCCTGTTGCCCCAGTCGCGTACCCTCGTATCTCTCCACCACACGCTGGATGAAGCGCTCGCTTAGATTCTCCTTGTTTTCGTAAGTGGAACCCGTCGTCACAACGGTTTGAGAATCGGCAACGAGCCGCTTGATAATCGGTATCGGCCGCGGCGTGGACGTGACGACGACCTGCGGAGAATCCCCCAACCGCAACCCCATCTCCAGCATGTCCCAGGTTTCCTGTGGATAGCGAAATTTCGCCAACTCGTCAACCCATGCCCGATGATGTTGCGGGCCGCGCAACTGATCGGGTTCGTCGCCGCTATAGATCGTCGCTGCCGAACCATTAGGCCACACAAGCCGACGCTTTGACGGCTGATACTCAGGCCTGAACCACGGATCGCTAACCCGAAGAATGCTGCTCGCGCCCTGCTCGATCATGGTATCCCTCACATCGCCCTTCGTTTGCCCGATAATAGCGATATGCTCAACCCCAGCCCGCGCCCACGCCCTGACCCATTCCGCGCCCGTCCTCGTTTTGCCGAACCCACGGCCCGACAGAAGAAGCCAGCAGAACCAAGCGCCCGCCGGGGGCAATTGCTTGTCACGCGCCTCCAGCGCATAAAACCAATCGACTGCCTGGTATTCATCAGCCGACAGGCCGCTGACGAACTGCGTCCGCCGGTTCGGCGACATGGCCGCCAGATTTTCGCGCAATGTTCGCCAGGATTCGCTCACGATGATCGGTGACATTTACCTCCTGCCGTTCCGTCGGTTGGCCCGATAGCAATTGATCCTTGTCGATCAGAATTCCGGCGGCCGTTGCCAGCTCACGATAGGTGGCCTCTTGCCGCCGCTCCGCCATCGCCGGGAAAATGCCGGCCAACTCCGCCCGGATCGCCTCGCGTAAATCAATCCTTTTTTCCTTGCGAACTTCCGCCGGCGGCGGATTGTGCGCCCCGGTGAACCAGCCGCGCAACGTCGATAGCGGCACATCCAAATGACCACCCACACGCGAGAGCGCCCCTTCCCGGCCCGGATACCCCGCCGCCTCCAGCATCAGCACTGCTGAGGCGCGAAACTCGTCATCATAGCGTCGTCGTTTCATCATAGACCTCAAAACGGCGGCCGCGTCGTCTCCGGCAGCTCGCACCGAACCGCGAAATACTCCCACGCGATGCCGAGTCCTGCCCGATATTTGTCCATCTGGAACAACACGGCCGGATCATCGGGCGAGATATACGTCCCGCCCACACTGCCGCGCATGAGACGCCAACCGGCCTTTCGCAACTCGGCCGCAAACTGCCGCCGCGTCCACAGCGCGGGGGCCACCGGCGACTGCACCGAATACGCCGTCATGGATACGCCTCCAGCACCGCCGGAAGAAACATCACCGGGCCAGGGTAGGGAGCCGGGTAGCCGTCACCCGGTGGCGGGTAAGGGTCAACCGGCGGCGGATACGGCGCTATGGGCGTGGACGGGTCAGACGTCCCCACCATCGGCGGCGTAGCCGTCGGCAACTCCGCCGGCGAATCTCCCGCCACCGGCGCGATTGTCCACAGTGCCACACCGAGCGAGCCGACAATCAGCACCGCCGCTACCAATCCGCGTATCCAGTCAATCCGACGTTTCATACTCACCTCAATCCCACCCTGAGCGGCTTGCCGTGCTCGGCCGTCAGCCGCTCGAATAAATCCCAATCCAGTTCAGCGATGATATTGTGACGAGTCATCCATTCCGCACCGCCGTCACAACACGATCTCCCGCATACACACCGGACACGGATACATCGCCCGCGCCACCAGCCACCACGCCCCCGCGTGCCATGCGGCGCGAGATGAACCCGTCGGCGTCGGTATATCCCTCAGCGGCCCGGCCGTCACCACGTCCAGGCCGAGACATTCCGCGCCCAGGCAATTCGCGCAGACCGTCGGCGCCACGTCCGTTTCATCCCCGCAGGCCGTCAGCGTGAAGAAAAACACCCGATTACCGCCGCGCTTTCCTTGCTCGGCCGCATAGAACATCTCCTGCGTCACCCGTCGCCCGGCCAACTGAAAGCGCGGCCGCTGCGGCCTGTCGGGTTCCGGGCGATACGCCGCCCGCGTCATTGTTGGTTGCTGATACATCATGCCTCCTCAAGTTGCGGCACCCGCCGCGCCGATAACCGCCGCGCCGCGTCCGCAATCAGCACCGCCGGATCGCGCCTCAAACCCTCGGCCAGTCGCTCACCATACTGCGCCGATGCCGGAAGCTGCATCATGTCCCGCGTCCGGCGCTTCAGCCGCTCGTCATACGCCGCGATAAAACGCGCCCGATCAGCCGCCGGATTCTCCGACATGCACAGATACAGCCACCCGCCCACATCCTGGACAGCCTGCGCAATGAGCGCGTTCTCCCACGCCGGATTACCCCAACTGCCCGTATAGCGCAAAGCCCGCGTAACCTCCCCCCACGCCTCGCTTCCCGGCGGCAACCCCTGCGCCTGGGTCACGATCTCGGCCGCATACTGGCGCAATTCGCCCGGCGTCGGGATTCGCGGATAAACGTTGTTCTCGATGAATCGCAGCGTCGCCGCTTTCAGCAACGCGCCGTCAATGTCGGCCAGCGTCGCGACGTAGGCGCGAGATTGCTCAGTCCCGAACGTGTGCCCATACGTGGCGCTGAGCAGATGCAAAATGGTGATGACATGCTGAGTCAAATTGTCCACGGTGACCATTCTCCTGATTCGATTTCCTGCGCAACCTGCGCCAGCACGGCCCGGTTATGCGCCTCTCGCGCCATCGGGTCATTCTTGAAATTGGCGTGACCGTTGCCGTTGCCGTTCATCCGCTGCGTTAGCGGCAATAGCTCGCGGTCGATCATCGTCTGCACGTGGCCGGGCAACTTCGCCGGGTCGAGGATCGTCAAGCCCTGGGCCAGCATGTCATTGCGCACGGCCTGGACTTTCGCCTTCGCCACATCAACGTTTCGGCCGCAAGTGAGCCAGATGTCATTAAATGGCTTGAGCCAGTTGTCGCGGAAGGCATCGGATTTCCGCGACGGCGGTTTGCGTTTGGTCAGTTCCTCCCAGAACTCAATGAGTTCTGCGATTGCCTCCCTTGCTCGTTGCAGCGCTTCCCCGTCCGAGTCATCGTCATCAGGCGCGGCGCTCCCCTCGCGCGCATATATATACTTAATGGGGTCTACTTCTTTTGGTCCTATTAATGGAAGAGACCCCACCTGGTGAAATTCTGGTTTCATGTGGTGAAATTCTGGTTTCATGTGGTGAAATTCTGGTTTCATGTGGTGAAGATTTTCTTCATGTGGTGAAATTACACTTTCATCAGGTGAAATTTCAGGCTCCGAAATCGAGGCTGTTTCAACGTCGGGAAGGGCCACTTCGTAGACCTTGCGACCATCAATTTTGCTCTTGATAAGCCACCCTATTTGCTCCAGTCGGTTACGCGCTTGCGACGCCTTGCCGATGCTCATGCCGGTCGACTCGGCGATGGATTCGAGCGTTTCCCAGCACTGCCCGCGTCGCCAGACACGTATCAAAAGCCGCGTCTCATAAGGGTCAAGGTCGCTGTCATCCAGTGCCCGGAAAAAGTCAATGGCCTTCATGATTGCGTCACTCCGGCACCGTCTCGGCCCCGGCCGCTTCCAGATGCCGGGCGGCAACCTGTAATCTGACCGTCGCCTCCAGCAGATCGCGCTCCAGCCCGACACGGGTATATTCCCCGCGCTGGATACGCTTCAACAGCCGTTCCAACTGCATCGCGGCCGTCGTTATTTCCTCGGCCGCGCGATCTCTGTGAACTCGCATCGCATTGGGCCACGGTCGTTTTTCTGTCATTCATAACCCCTCACTCTCTGCGCGCCGAGCGCGGACATAACGGTAAATGTCGCCTACAGCCGGGAACAATCCCGACGCCGCAAACAGCACAAACAGCACCGCCGCGATCTGCCAACCGACAACAAAAGAGGCCGCGGCCAGCGTCACTCCCACGCCGACCACGACCTCCAGCCACACATAGCCGTCATTCAGACCGCGCCGGTGCAACTCGTGAATGATGTAATTGAACCCGATACCGAACACGAACAGGCCCAGCGCCACGACGGTCAGCGCGTCCCAATTCACGCCCGGATCGGCTCCCAATTGGCTCCCGTTTTCGAGAAAGTCGAAAACGAATGTATTCTGTAGATAGTTCATCCATTCCACTCTGGCCGGAAAAAAGGCCGGCCACCATCCAGACGGTTGGGACGCTGCGAACGTCCCAACCGTTTACCCATGCCGCAAGGAGGCCCACATGACCCCTCGCATTCTTCCTGATAGACTTTCTGTGGCCGTGACCGCGTTCCTGGCCGAGAAACAGACCGAGCTATCCCCCTACTCCGTCCAACACCTGCGGAGCAGCCTCGTCCCCCTGGTCGATGCGCTGGACGATCCTCCCCTCGCCGCCATCACCTACGACGACCTGCGCGCCTACGCCGACGGCCTGCGCCGTAAGTACAAGCCGGGCACAATCAAGCCGACAGTCGGTGACATTCGCCAGTTCTTTGGTTGGTGCAAAGAGCGGAAGAAACGGAAAGGCAACCCGGCCAAACGGCTTAAACCGCCGTCGCGCCGCGTCGTAGTCGAATCGGCCGAACCGAAGGTCCCGCCGGAAGAAGGAATCCGGCGGCTATTTGACCATCTGGCCGCTCACCTGACCCGCGTCGTCTATCGCGATCTATTCGGGAATCTGTGCGCCGCGCCTTCCGACGAATGGCGCTACGACGAACGGCAAACCGTGCGCGACTTACTTGTCTTGTCTTTTCTCTACGAAACAGGGGCTAGGGCCGGGGAACTGTGGCGGCTGGGCAGCCGGGCAATGGACTTGGCAGTAGCCACGCCGGGGCCGGTCTACTGCGCTTCGTCCACCGGCAAAACTGGGGACACGCGGCTACGGTTTACCCGCGCCACGGCCGAATTGTGGTCAATTTGGCAGTTGGTCCGACCGACCGGATGCGAAGAGTTTGCCGTTGTCGGCTGGAAGATCGGCCGCCCGCCCACACCCATGAGCACCCAGACAATCTCAAAAACGATTGCCCGGCGATGTAAACGCGCCGCCGTCGCCCCCTTCCGCGCCCACGCGCTCAGGCATGCAAAAATCCGTAGGGGTGTGGACGCGGTAGGATTGGAGGCGACAAGCCGACTCATCGGCCACGGCAGCGCCGTCATCACGGCTGCCTATGCCGTGGCCGGCGAGCGCGAGTTAAACGACGCGGCCCTGGCGACGGGACTACACGGCCGACTTTGGACGTAG